TTATAATTTTTCTAAGACATCTATGACTTCCAATTTTTTTTCTTTCATAACGTGGGTATAAATGTTCATGGTTGTCTGTATATCTGCATGCCCCATGAGAGCTTGAACAGTTTTAATCGGGACATCGGATTCAAATAGCCTTGTCGCATATGTGTGTCGGATACTGTGAAATTTTTTAATCGGGATGTTCAATTCTCTACAAAGCTTTTGCACTCTTCTATCCGGCTTTTTCCGCTCAATAGGGTCTCCATTCTCATCACAAAACACTAAACTAGAAATTTTATCTATACCCGCTAAGAATTTTAAAATTTTATCCGGAAGCGGGATTTCCCTTTTTGAGTAATCCGTTTTCAGAATCGATTTAAAAATGTAAATAGTTTTCTTGCGTCCGTCAGGGAGAAATTCCGTATCTCTCTGATATTGTTCCTCTACTGAAAGGATATTCCCTTGAATTCTCCCCCACCTTACTGCAAGCACTTCCCCTAACCTTAATCCGGTATAAAACGTAAAATAGATAATTCTGTCTACCACATTTCTTGGATCCAGCGCCGATATGATTTTTTCTTGTTCTTCTTTTGTAAATACAGAGTATGCATCATCCGTTTTTTTCTGTACTTTTTGCAATACAACACCGTTACAATAATTTTTGTTAACAATTCCGTGTATGATTGCAAATTCTAAGCAAGCTTTAATTTTTGTGTAGATTTTACGGATATTGTTAGGAGTGCAACTATTTTGTAACTCATTGAAATATCGCTGCAATATGTTTAAAGTTAGCTCAGAAACTTTTATTTTCGCGATTCCATAAGGCTGTATGTGGAGCTTATAGCATGTGTAGTATCCGTCTAAAGTATTGTTCTGTACTTCATTTTTCTTATAACCACTTACCCACGATTGGTATAAATTCCCAAATGTGATAGCTGAATCACTGCTTAAACTATTTGTTTTAGCCTCATATTTGATGATATTTATTTTATCCACTACAACGGATTTTTTAAAACTTCCGAAACTTTTTCTTATCTGTTTTCCGTTTGCGTCGTATCCGATCGTCACGGAAGCCTTATAATAAGTCTTCCCGTTCCGGGTAGTCGTTGTGATACTACCCTCTCCTTTATTTCGTCTTACAGACATAAAAAAATCACACTCCTTTTTCTTGCATAACAAAATTGAGTATGATATAATTTAAATACTACATTTAAGGGTATATCATACTCTTGCTCTCCTTCGAAGTGTTGCCAGCACTCGAGGGAGTTTTTTTTTATTTCATTAAAATATCTTTCCAATTTTTAGGAAATCCAATACATTTTAATTCTATTTCTTCTTTAAAGTCCTCAAATATATATTCAAGTCTAGGGATTAAATATTCATTCCAATCTTTAATATCTAAAAACAAATATTTCATGACCACAATATAATCAAATATTTTTCCGCTTTGTTCATTATATTCTTTTGTTTTTATAGGAGTAGACGGGATAGTAAAGTTATATAATCTTTGATTGTGGGCTACCATATTTCTAAAAATTCTTAAACTTTCGATCCAGTTTGCTATTTTGTTTTTAGGAAATCCAATTTCTTTTTCTATTTCTCGTATACATTCATTCTTTAAAAGCTTAAAAAAGTTTTCTAAATTTCCCATGGTAAATAATTCGATAGCTGCCCAAGTTGGTAAAATACCATAAGTATTCATATTATGTTTTACAAAAGGTAAGTCTTTATTATTTTCTACTGCTTTTTGGTAATATGAAATTAATTTCTCATGACTACTTTCTTTTCCAGGAAAAAATTCTTTGTAAAAATAAGCTATATTCCCATACTGATAGTTATGAGAAAAATGGTATGCTAACATAGTTTTCAAAGATTTTTCAATAATGTCTAGCCCATACATACAAATTTCTCTCAATCTCATATCAAATTGTATTTGATTTAAGATTTTCCCAAAGCTAATAGGAATATATGAGCCATCCTTTTTATTTTTATAAGGATGTAAATATCCTGTAATAAAATAATAATTGTATAATTTTAAATACCGTACGGCAGTTTCTTCATCATCGATAATCACATTTCTTGATTTTAAAATTTGAATTTGTTGTTCTATTGTAGTAGGCTGTTTTACTTTTTCACTAAGTAATTTAATAATTTCTATCATAAAATCTCCTAAAATAAAAACGACCCTATCCTGGTCCACTGTGAATAAATTCACTCGTGTGATAGAGTCTTTCTCATACCAAGATTATAATTTATTATTTACATTTTGTCAACAAAAAACTGTATCCCAGTTCCAATTTTAAGAATTGTATCTCCGACAGTAAATTTTAAAGGGGATACAATTCCTATCTTAGACTCTATTTTATATTTATAATTTTCTTTCCGAAATCACTTTTAAAAAATAATCTGATTTCTATCCAGAGTTCTTTGAATAAATTGTTCTAACTCTTTTTTCACATCATCATCCAATAGATCTAAATTTTCAATATTAAACTGGTCCGTATCTTCATCTAATAAGAGATATGCAGCAAAGGTATTTGCTTTTGTTTCATAGATGTCAATATTTGCAAAAGTATAATCCTTGAAAAAACGTACATCATCTCCATTGTCTTCAATCGCATGCCAAAGTTCATGAGCTAAGGTAAAATATTTGGAGAATCCTTGAAGTTCAGAATTTAACACTACATTTTTAAATCCAAAACTATTAATATACATTCCTTTTGCAGACATTTTTGAATAGTCAATATGGATGTCTAAATGTCGGCATAATACAAATGGGTTGGTAGTTCCATAAGTTTCTTTCAGGTCTTCTATAACATTAAGAATTTTTTGGACCATTTTCATCACGCTCTTTCGCTCTTTTTAATAGCAATGACCTAATAAAAATCCTTTTTAAAGTTTGTTCTAATTCCTCTTTATCCTCTTGAGATACTTCTTTTCCATTAAACATTAAAGCTCCATTGATAGACATGACTTTTTCAAATTCTATAATTTCTTCCGGAGATAATTTATATTCCTCAATGATAGGATCTATTGTTTTTATTGGTTCTTCTTCCCAATCATATTTCAATCCAGCTTGATATCTATTTTTTATATCACTTCTTCCCATTAGATAGTCCATATCGACATTGAAGTAATCAGATATTTTTTCTAAAAGTTCATAACTAGGTTTTCGCCTACCTTGTTCATACATTCCAATAGAGCTAGGAGCCATATTTAAAGCCTTAGCTAATTCGCCTTGGGTCATATTTTTTTCTTGTCGTAATAATATAATTCTATCTTTTATTTCAGCCATATACATCACCTCTAATTTAAGTATACACAATGCGTGTTAAAAAATCAAGAAAAATTTTACACAATATGTGTTGACAAAAAATAAAAACTGTGATACACTTATTGTGTAAGGAGGTGAAGAGATGAAAAAGGGAAAATTAAAAGAGCTACTTGAGATTATCTTCTACATCCTCTCAATAATAGCTCTCTTAATTGAAATTCTAAACTCCCTTTAAATAGGGATAGAGATTGGAGGATAGCAACCTCCCTCTCTATATAACTATAATACCCTTTTTCAAAAAATATGTCAAATACAATTTTATTAGTTATTGTATGTTTATGTTCAATTATTGGAATTAGAAGTAAGAAAAATTACCAAAAAATTTTAAGTCTTCTAGTGTTAATACTGTATTTAATATTACAATTTATAAAGCAATAATTGAGTTAAAAATAAAAATATGGTAAAATCCATATTTTTTTTACAGAAAAACTACACTTAAAGAAGTTAAAAGGAGGATATTGAAATGACAATAGGAGAAAAATTAACTCTATTAAGAGGGAATAAATCACAAAAAACTGTTGCTGAAAGTATAGGAATCACGGTAACAGCTTTATGGAATTATGAAAATGATTATAGAGTCCCAAAAGATGAAATAAAGAAGAAAATTTCTATTTATTACAATAAAACAGTAGATGAAATTTTTTTTACCGAATAATTACACTTAAAGAAGTTAAAAGAAAGGAGAGTGAGAGATGACAGATAAAAAAATAAAAAAAATTCTTGAAGCAATGGACTGTATATCACTTCAAGAATGGGAAAATTTGAGATCATATTTTGATTATAAGTTTTCATTAAAGGAAACATTTGAAAATGATAATCTAGACTTTGAAACTATTAAAATATTTTTTAATTCATGCCGGGAATCCAACCCTTAATTTCTTTGAGAATCTTATAAGCTTGTTTCATTTGAGAGTTATTTTCTAAAAATTCATAACCAGCAGTAGTGAGTTGCGGAACAATAACTTTAAATCCAAAGCCTTCAATGAGAGCTATTCCTGTGACAAGCTTTTCAGTAACTGCATTTCTAATAATTATGTTGAGTTCTTTTTCAGTTAATTGGAGTTTCTCGAGATCAAAAAAATTTTGGTAACTATAAGTGTTTTCTTGGTATGAAGCAAGCTCAACGACTTTTAAAACTTGATATAAACTAACAAAATAATTTTTCATACAAACACCTCCTCTCGTTATAAAGTTACGGCAATATCATTATAACTTTTTGGAGGAAAAAATTCAAGAAAGGAGGAATTATGAAAGAGATTATCCGTTTGCTATCTTCTATCCTCGATGCTCTTCAAAAACCGAAGAAGAAAAAGATTTTTCTAACGGTTGGCGAAGCAGTGCAGGAAATGGGAACTAGTAGAGAAGTAATTTATAAAATGATGACTTATCCTGACTTTCCGATGAACTATGTCAATTCAAAAAGATTAGTCAGGATTCAAGAAGTCCCGGAATGGTTACAGAAGCACAACCGGGAGGATTTTGGAAAATAAAAAAAAGCAACTATCACAGACGACCAATCTTACTAGTTGCTTTACAAACAGAAAAGCTTATATGAAAAAGCTTTTCTTGAATTATAACAAAATACTTTAAAAAATTCAAGAAGGAGTGAGAAATGGAAGAAAAAGAAAGCGTAGAATACGCAAAAATAATGGCAACTGCATCTGCAGAAAAATTGAGTGAATATCTTAAAAAGTTAGATATTTCAGAGACAGAAACTAAAAAACTCATTGATTTAATCTTAGAACAAGTAAGGGATTGTATTGAGTTCGGAAAAGAAATTGCATATGCAGAAATGATTTCGTATATGAAAGATAATGTAAAAGTGGGTGAGAAGAATGCGGATTAGGATTAGACCTACGATATTCAATATCAGCTTAGTCATTACTGTATTTTTAATGCTGTTTGCAAGACTGGACAGAGGGTATCTCGCATTCGGTGGGGAAACATTAGTACCGGTAATGAGGAGTGATGTTATGAAAATAGTTTAAAGTAGTTTAATTAGAACATTGGCAATTGAATAATACTTGAATCTTGAGGAGTGTATAGTGTGATAAAGAAAAAAGAGAAAGAGCCAAGAAGGCTCTTTAGAGTTTAATCTTTACTTTTCAATAGCTTGGTTCTTAATTTCTGTAATTCCTCTTCTTTCCATTTTTTTATATCTTCCAGTTCTTTCTCACTTGGGAGAGGAGTTTGAGAAATGATAGCTGAAAGTTTCTTTATTTCGTAAGACTGAACTTTGACATTATAGTATGATATTAGGTCTTCATACTCGTAGGATGAATATAACTTAACTTCCTCCTTAGAAATTGGATTGGAGTTTTTGACATCTTCTTCTACAACAGATTTTAAGAAATTAAATACGACATTTGCATAGTTAAATCGGTATGGACTTTCAGAGCTAATGTAATATTCGTCAGAGATATTATTTTTTATTAAATAATTTCCAGATGTGTTGTAAGTGTCATAATCTCCTATTTTTATAAATTCATAACCTATTTCTTTTATAATTTCGTCGATATAAAATTTAATTTCATCATGTGAATTTTTAGATATCCCTGAATGGAGTAATAATAAGGAATTTCCCTCATAAGGCTCTAAATGAAGTTTATAGTGGAAATCCATTATAAAGTCTTTTGGGATATTTAATCCTTTTTCATACCTTTGAATAGTTTTTAAGCTAACATTTGTTAAATCGGCTACTTCTTGTTGTGTTAACTTTTTCATTTTTCGATATTCCCTAAGTTTATATCCTAGTTCAATGTTTTCCATAAAATCATCTCCTTTTATGAGGTTATTATACAACAAAAAACTAAAAAAAGAAATAAAAAGAAAAAAAAGACTTGACATAAGACTTTTGTTGGAATATAATTAGGACAATTAAGACTTAAAAAAAGACTTAATAAAATTTTGGAAAGGGGGTAAGTATGAAGATTAATTTGCAAATACTCAATATTTTACTTGCTAAAAAGTGTATCTCCGGGTATGAGTTAATGAGACATGCAGGATTACAAGAGCATACCTATGCAAGAATAAAAAATGGATTTGAGAATTTACGACCTACGACGGTAGGGAAAATCGCAAAGGCATTAAATGTAGATGTCGAAGAAATACTACAGGAGTAAAATAAAAACTCCCATAGTCATTAACACCACAGGAGTTTTTAGTAATAATAGAATTCCACGCCTTTATTATACTATAAACTCCTCAAGAATTCAAGGAGGATATTTATGAAAGCAAATTTGGAAAAGGTACTTGAAATGGTAAAAGAAAATTTACCAACTTACTATGACATGATTTTTGGTCAAATGCAAGAGATTTACGATAAGGCAAAAGGAAGTCCTTTTAAAATTATGGTGATAGCTTTTGAATTTGGCTTTGGACAAGGCATGAAATATCAAAAGAATAATAAAGGTAAGGTGAAAAAATAATGAATGAATTAGTAAAAATTGAAGTAAAAGATGGACAACAGTTGGTAAGTGGTAGAGAGCTACATGAAAGATTGGAACTTTCAGAAAGATACTCTAAATGGTGGGATAGAATGATAAGTTACGGATTTAAAGAGGGAAAAGATTATACCCCGTACCAAATGGTACACCCCCAAAATCATCAAGAAATTCAAGACTATTTATTAACAATCCCAATGGCAAAAGAACTATGTATGATTCAACGGAATGTAAAAGGGAAAGAATTAAGACAATACTTCATCAAATGCGAAGAAGCTTGGAATAGTCCTGAAATGATTTTAGCTCGTGCAAATCAAATTCAATCTCGAATGATTGAGCAACATATGGAAAAAATTAAAATACTTGAGACAAAAATAGAAGAAGATAAGCCTAAGGTTTTATTTGCAGATGCCGTAGCCACTTCACAGTCATCTATTTTAATTGGAGATTTAGCAAAGTTGCTAAAACAAAATGGAATAGATACAGGACAAAAAAGACTGTTCAATCATTTGAGAGAAAATGGTTTTTTAATGAAGCAAAAAGGAGAAAGTTACAATATGCCAACACAAAAGAGTATGGAGTTGGGATTATTTGAGATTAAAGAAAGAACTGGAGTAAATCCGGATGGTTCTATTCGAATAAGTAGAACGCCAAAAGTTACCGGAAAAGGACAACAGTATTTTATCAATTTATTTTTAAAAGAAAAAATAGCATAGTAATAAACAAAAACCCTTGATAATAATATTAAGGGTTTTCTTATTAGTTTAAATTTAAGGAGGAATTTATGGAATTAAGTTTATACGGAATCACAGAAGAAATGAGAAATTTAGATATATTATGGGAAATGGCCATTGATGAAGAAACTGGGGAAATTATGGATGGAGATGTTTTAGAACAACTTCAAAATGAGATTGGAGTATATCTTCAAAATAAAAGTGCCGGAATTGTCAAATATTATAAGAGTAGAGATTATTTTATAGATGCTGTTGATCAAGAAATTAAAAAGTTACAAGCTTTGAAAAAGGCATCTCAAAATAAACAAGAGAACTTCAAAAAATATATTAAAATGTGCATGGAAAAAATGGGATTATCTAAAATAGAAACGGAAAATGGAACTTTATCATTGAGAAAATCAGAAGCGGTTCTCATTGAAAATGAAAGAATAATTCCTACAGAATTTACAACGATAGTTCAAGAAACAAAAATTTCTAAGACAGAAATTAAGAAAGCAATAAAATCCGGAAAAGTAATTCCAGGAGCAAGTTTGGTAGAAAATCGTTCTTTGGTGGTGAAATAGGATGAAGATACTTTTTATAGACACAGAAACCGGAGGAGTCAATCCTCAAACATCTGCACTCATTCAGTTATCCGGGATTGTTAGAATTGATAAAGAAGATGTGGAAGAATTCAATTTTTTTATCAAACCTTTTCCTGATAGCGAAGTAAGTGAAAAAGCTTTGGAAGTTCAAGGGAGAATGAAAGAAGATTTCAAGAAATCAGAATATCTTAGTGAAAAAGAAGTTTATCAAAAGTTCAAAACTATTTTGGATAAATATATTGATAAATACGATAAAACAGATAAATTTTTAGTTGCTGGATACAATATTAGATTTGATATTGAGATGTTACAGTCTTTTTTTAAGAGACAAAAGGATAATTATTTATTCAGCTATCTAAGTTCTACTCAAATAGATCCACTACCTTGTATAGGACTTTTACAGTTGTGTAATAAACTTCCTATTTTACAAAATAATAAATTAGAAACATGGTGTGAACATTTTGGGATTGAGTTTCAAGCTCATGATAGTTTAGAAGATATTCGAGCTACGAAAAAACTAATTTTTGAAATTGTAAATGTTTTAAGGCGGTGATGATATGGCACAGAAAGTATTGATACTTGGAAATTCCGGTTCTGGAAAAAGTACTTCTATTCGGAATTTAGATGAAAAAGAAACTTGCATTATCCAATGTGTAAAAAAACGTTTACCATTTAAAGATTCTGGAAAAAAATACAACGATAAGAATAAGAATATATATCAAAGCAACGATTTGATAAAAGTATTAAATTTTTTAAATAGAGTCAATCAAAATGAAAAAATAAAAACATTGATAATCGACGATTTTAATTATCTCATGACTTATGGATATAAGGCACGAGCAAAGGAGGTTGGATATTCAAAATTTGAAACTTTGGCTTTTTTAGTCGTTGATATTTTCGATAAAATCGATTCTTTGAGAGATGATCTTATCGTCTACATCACAGCACATACTCAAAAAGACATTGATGGAAAACTCTCAACAAAAACGATAGGGAGATTTTTAGATGAAAAAGTTGTTATTGAAGGACTATTTGAGATTGTGATATTGGCTTTAGGAAGTGAAAATAACTATTCTTTTACAGTCAATGGGTTGGATCCTGCAAAGAGTCCGATTGATATGTTTGAAAAAGATGAAATTGAAAATGATCTAGTGTTAGTGAACGCAGCAATTAAAAAATATTATTAGGAGGATATAAAGATGATGAATTTATGGAATGCAAATGCGGAAGATTTAACTAAAAAGACAGGAACAAAAGAAAGATTTCAAAATAGTGGAATATATGAAGTAACAATCAAAGAAGCTTATATTACTCATTCTACGAAATCACAAGCAAAAGCAATTACAGTTGTTTTAGAAACAGAAGAAAATTATGGAAGAGTAAATTTCTGGTTTTTAAAAGGAGATGGAACGGAAAATGAGTTTACTAGGGCAACATTAAATAGGATGATGTATTTACTCAAATTGAAGCCAAACCAATTGAAAACAGAATCTAAAAAAGTTAGAAATTATGATGGTGAAGAAGTTGAAAGAGTATATTTACTGGACTTGGAAGGAAAAAGTATTGGAATTATCTTAAAAGTTACAATAGAAGAAAAACAAACAAATTTCGAAGTAAAAGATTTCTTTGATATTAAATCTGGAAAAACATCAGATGAAATTTTAAAAAAAACAGAAGCATATACTGTCGAATTTTTCAGAAAAAAATATGCTCAGGAAGTAGAAGAATATTCAAACAATGAAACCGTAGAAACAACAGAGGATGACGACGAGTTCCCATTCTAAAAAGGAAGGTGGACCTAAATGGATAAATATAAAAGATATGGGAACGAATTGAGATTTGATTACTGTCCAATTTGCAAAAAAGAAAGTTCTGATAATCCTCATTTCTCAATCAATTTAGAAACAAAGCAATATTACTGCCACTCTACAGGAAAGGGTGGCAGTATTGAAGAATTGGAAGATTTTGATGTGGATCTGGAAAATATTTCGATAAAAAAAGAAAAGAAAATTCAAGCAGCTAACTTTGATAGCATTATGAAAAGTAGAGCAGATAAGCATTTAGGAGAGGATTGGCTAACTTATTTAAAAGGAAGAGGAATTTCAGAAAAGGGATTAGGTAGACTGGTAAGATTAGGGCGAAATAATGCTATGATGATACCAATCACTGATGGGCAGCATGTAGTAGCTATAAAATACAGGACTATTGATAAAAAAATGAGTTCTGAGAAAGGAAGTCAGTCTAATTACTTGGTCAATTGGCAAAATATAAAAAATAAGAGCTATCTCATCATTGTAGAAGGGGAGATTGATTTATTAAGTGCTATTGAAGCAGGATATGACAATGTCGTGAGCCTGCCTTTTGGTGCAAAGAATTTGAAAGCAATTGAACATCAAAAAACTTGGATAGAGAGCTTTTCTAAAATTACTATTGCGGTAGACAACGATGAACCTGGGAGAGAATGCAAAGAAGAAATTGTAAAGCTATTAAAAACTAGCTCAAAAAAATTGTATGAAGTCGAATTAGGCACTTACAAAGATTTCAACGAGATTTTATGTGATAAAGGAATAGGAGCTCTCAAAAAGGTTATAAACAAAGCTACAAAGATTGAAGTTAATTTTGAGCCATTTTATGAAGAAGAAGATGGATATTATTGTTTCCAAAAAGAAAATTACTCAAAATGTACTGACTTTACATTGAACTTAACAGGATATTCAGACAATTATATTGTAGGAATTGTGAAGCAGAACGGAAGAGAAAGAGAATTTAAAGCAAAAAAAACAGATTTGTTAACTAAAAATGGAATGCTGGAACATCTCGGATATTATTTGGGAAGTTCTCAGTCCATTGCTAAATTTTGGAGCTGGTTTTTAGACAAAAAGAATGAACAATTTCTACTTGAGATACCTCATTATGGAATTATTGATGAAGAGTATTACGATCGAGATTCTCAGGTTATTTGTAGCAAAGTTGATTTGAAAATTCAGAATATTAGCGAAATTGAAAAATTGAATGAGGAAGAGAAAAAATGGCTAAATGAAAACTTACTTTTTCTTAGAAAAGATGTAAATCAGAGCCTATTAGGAATCTGCTGGGCTCTTGGAAGATTCCATGTTCAAGAAAATTATCCTATTTTGGAAGTATCTGGAACAACATCAATTGGAAAAACCGAGTATGTAGAATTTATTTCAAGGATATTATTTGGAAATAAGGAAAATATTAAAAGTTTTTCCATGGTGACAAATCATCAAATTAGAAGTTTATCTTCATGTTCTAATATTACGCCTTGGGTTATTGATGAGGTAAAAATTACGGGAAAGAATTTAAGGGAAAAGGCTGTGGAACTCTATTCAACAATTCGGGCAGTTTATGATAATAAGACATTAAATCAAGGAAATACTACAAATAAATTAACAGAATTTCCTTTGTGTACTCCTTTGATTATTTCTGGAGAAACTGAACTCTCAGATGTTTCTATAAAAAATAGAATGATCAGCACATCTTTGACAAAACAAAACAAGAGTGAGGACGATGTTTTCTTTGTATTAAAAGATACAAAAATTTTGGAGAAATTGGGGAAAACTGCTTTAAAAAACAGGTTATCTAAGGGAAAAATTGAGGTCGAGTTAGAAGTTGTAAAAAAATTACTTTCTCAAGTAAAAGACGAGAGACAGATTTATAATGGGAAATGTTTGCTGATTGGTTTGAAAGCATTAAGCGAAATTATCAATATCACTCCTGGAGATAGAGGAAGGTTTATCAATTATTTAAATGAGTTATTAGCAAATGAGTATAATGTTACAACTAACTTTTTAGAATTATTAGAACTTGTTGCAGATTCAGGAATGTCTGTAAGCCATTTTTATCAAATTTCCAATGGAAGACATTTCGTGAGATTCAATTTACTTTATAAAGCTATTGCTGAGGAACATTTTAAAACAAATAGTACTTTAGAGTTGTTGGATGCTAGAACTCTAAAAAAACAATTGATAGAAAATAAGTTTATTTTAAATTCAAGAGTATCAATAAGGTTCCCAAAAACGGAGTTTTTAGAGACAGAAACAGCAGCTTATAAAGCTGAAGAGATTATTCCAAATGGATTTTTTTGA